GATATAATCCAAGCTGGCTATAAAGCTGTTGACGAATTAGTCAAAGTAGCAAAAGAAGCTATTGTTGAAACAGATGATGATGTTTCAGCTGATAGATTAAAAAATGCTGCTGCTACCAAGAAACTTGCAATATTTGATGCTTTTGAAATATTAAACAGAATAGAGGCAGAAAAAAGTTTACTTGAAAATAAACCAACGCAAACAAAAGAAAATACATTTTCTGGGTTTGCAGAAAAAAAATCTAAGTAATGGCATATCAACAAACATTATATAAGATTATTGAACCAATTAAAAAAACTACCATTAGCAGATTAAACAAAAGCAAAAAATGGAAGTATGGTTACAACGAAGAACATGATGTTGTTGTTATAAGTAAAACAGGACAAATAGGGGAAGTATATGAAATACAAAATTTAAAGATTGCTTTGCCTGCTGAAAGAGATGTGTATAGCATAGATGATAAATGGATTGCGCATGATTATCCAGCTGAACTTAGAAGATTAAAAACAATATTCGATTGGAGAAATTATCCTGAAGAATTAAAAGAAAAATGGTATGCATACATTGATAGAGAATTTACCAGACGCGAAGAAGGCTTTTGGTTTCGCAACAAAGGTTGTAGCACTTATATTACTGGCTCTCATTATATGTACTTGCAGTGGTCCAAGATTGATGTTGGGAAGCCAGACTTTCGAGAAGCAAACAGATTATTCTTCATATTCTGGGAGGCATGCAAGGCAGATCAAAGATGCTATGGAATTTGCTATCTTAAGAATAGGAGATCCGGTTTTAGTTTCATGTCATCAAGCGAAACAGTTAACCAAGCTACTATCAGTTCCGACTCTCGATTCGGAATCTTATCGAAGAGTGGTGCAGATGCAAAGAAGATGTTTACAGACAAAGTGGTACCCATATCAGTCCACTATCCCTTTTTCTTCAAACCAATACAAGACGGAATGGATAGGCCCAAAACCGAACTTGCATTCAGAGTACCCGCTTCCAAGCTCACTAGGAAGTCCATCAGTGCAACCGGCGCCGCCAAGCCCGAAGCGCTCGAAGGGCTCGATACAACAATAGACTGGAAAAATACAGGGGATAACTCTTATGATGGTGAAAAGTTAAAATTATTAGTACACGACGAATCTGGTAAATGGGAAAGGCCAGATAATATATTAAATAACTGGCGAGTAACAAAAACAACTCTTAGATTGGGAAGTAGGATTATAGGTAAGTGTATGATGGGATCAACATCAAACGCATTAGATAAGGGTGGTGATAACTTTAAAAAATTATACTATGCTTCAGACGTTACAAAACGAAACAGGAATGGACAAACAAGCTCTGGATTATATAGCTTATTCATACCTATGGAATGGAACTACGAAGGATTTATCGACAATTGCGGAATGCCTGTCTTTGAATCTGGAGATACTAGCGCTCGCGACAATTATGGAGAAACAATTGGAACAGGAGTTATTGAGCATTGGCAGAACGAAGCAGACGGTCTTAAAGGTGACCAAGACGCACTAAATGAATTTTATCGTCAATTCCCGCGTACTGAGGAGCATGCGTTTAGAGACGAAACAAAAAACAGTATATTTAATTTACAAAAAATATACGAACAAATAGATTACAACGGAGATTTGAAAGGTTCGGGATTAGTATCAAAAGGAAACTTTCAATGGGAGAACGGTATAAAAGATAGCAAGGTTATATTTATGCCCGATATGAAAGGTAGATTTAATGTTTCTTGGATTCCTCCTGTACATATGCAAAACATTGTAATTAATAGAAGTGGAAAAAAATATCCCGGTAATGAACACTTAGGGGCTTTTGGATGCGATAGTTACGATATATCTGGGACGACAGATGGTCAAGGATCTAAAGGAGCTTTGCATGGATTGACTAAGTTTAGCTTGGACGAAGCCCCTTCTAATAGTTTTTTTCTTGAATATGTATCAAGACCGCCAACAGCGGAAATGTTTTTTGAAGATGTATTGATGGCATTAGTATTTTATGGGATGCCGCTACTAGCAGAAAACAATAAGCCAAGACTTTTATATTATTTAAAAAGAAGAGGTTATAGAGGATATTCAATGAATAGGCCCGATAAAAGTTATAATAAATTATCGGTTGCAGAAAAAGAAATAGGAGGTATACCAAACTCCTCAGAAGATATTAGACAAGCGCATGCAGCAGCAATAGAGTCATATATAGATAAACACGTAGGATTAAAAGAAGATAATAACTATGGTGATTTATATTTTGACCGCACATTAAATGATTGGGCTTTGTTTGATATAAATAAAAGAACAAAGTTTGATGCAGCAATAAGCTCAGGGCTTGCAATTATGGCTTGTAATAAAAATATGTATGCGCCCGCTGTAATAAGAACAAAAAAGAAATTAGAGTTTGAATTTAAAAAATATAATAATCAAGGTAGTTTATCAAAAATATTAAAGTAAATGGCAAAGTCACACCCAACAGGATTATTTCCGAGTATGTCAGTATCTGACGCAGAAAAAGCTAGCATAGAATATGGTAAGAAGATAGGAAGAGCTATTGAATCGGAATGGTTTAAAAAAGATTCTGGTACTTCAAGGTATCAATCTAATCGTGAAAACTTTCATAGATTAAGATTATATGCAAGAGGAGAGCAATCAATACAAAAGTATAAAGATGAACTTTCAATAAATGGGGATTTATCTTATTTAAATTTAGATTGGAAACCAGTCCCTATTATACCAAAGTTTGTAGATATAGTAGTAAATGGTATTGCAGAAAGAATGTATGATATAAAAGCATACTCTCAAGACCCTTCATCTGTAAAACAAAGAAGCGATTATATGGAAAATGTATTACGCGATATGCGTAGTAAAGAATATATAGATAGCGTACAAAGAGAGCTTGGTATTGATATATACAAAACTGAAAAAGAAAAATTACCATATGATGAAAAAGAGCTAAGCGTACATATGCAGCTTGATTATAAGCAAGGTATTGAAATTGCTCAAGAAGAAGCGCTTGCAAATGTTTTTGATAAAAATAAATATGAGCTTACAAAGAAAAGGCTTGATTATGATGTTGCAGTTATAGGAATGGCTTGTGTAAAAAATGGTTTTAATAAAGCAGAAGGTATAACAATAGATTATGTAGACCCTGCGGATATTGTATATTCATTTACTGAATCTCCATATTTTGATGATTTATATTATGTAGGAGAAATTAGAAAAATTAGCATTCTTGAATTAAAAAAACAATTTCCTCATATAACAGACGAAGAAATAAAAAATATAGAAGATAATGGTTTAGGCTCAGGCGCTTTATTATATAATAAATCATACGGAGCTTTAGATGGTGATGATGATGGATATGTTTATGTATTACATTTTGAATATAAAACATATCATAACCAAACATATAAAATAAAAGAAACTGCATCAGGCGGTAAAAAAGCTATAAAAAAAGAAGATACTTTTAATCCTCCGGCAGATCAAAGATCAAGATTTGAAAAAATAAATAGAGCAATAGAAGTATTATATGCAGGTACAAAAATAATTGGTAGTGAAAATGTATTAGAATGGAAAATGTGTGAAAATATGACAAGACCTAAATCAGATACAACAAAAGTTGAAATGTCATATAATATAGTAGCGCCTAGAATGTATAAAGGAAGACTAGAATCGTTAGTTAGTAGAATGACAACATTTGCAGATATGATTCAACTTACACATTTAAAACTACAACAAGTGTTATCTAGAATGGTTCCAGACGGAGTATTTTTAGACGCTGATGGTATTGCTGAAGTTGATTTAGGTAACGGAACAAATTATAATCCGCAAGAAGCTTTAAATATGTTTTTTCAAACAGGTTCAGTTATTGGAAGATCAATGACACAAGATGGTGAGTTTAATAATGGTAGAGTTCCAATACAAGAATTGCAATCAGGAAGTGGTAGTGGTAAAATATCTAGCTTAATAACAGCTTATAATTATTATTTACAAAACATGCGAGATGTTACAGGTTTAAATGAAGCAAGAGATGGCTCTGCTCCTGATAAAAATGCATTAGTTGGATTGCAAAAAATTGCAGCTGCTAATTCAAATACTGCAACAAGACATATATTACAATCAGGGTTGTATTTAACTTTAAAAACAGCTGAAGCAATATCTTTAAGAATATCAGATGTTTTAGAGTTTGCTAATACTAAAAATTCTTTTGTAAATTCTTTAGGAAGATTTAATGTTGCAAACTTGGAAGAAGTTACGGAACTTCATTTACATGATTTTGGGATATTTTTAGAATTAACCCCAGATGAAGAAGAAAGACAATTATTAGAAAATAATATTCAAGCATCATTGCAAAGAGAACAAATAAATCTTGAAGATGCAATTGATATAAGAAATGTAAAAAATTTAAAACTTGCAAATGAGCTTTTAAAATTAAGAAGAAGAAAAAAATTAGAACAAGACCAAGCTATTAGTGCAAGAAATATAGAGCTTCAATCCCAATCTAATGCACAAGCAGCAGAAGCAGCTGCGGCAGTAGATATTCAAAAGAATACTATTTTAACAGAAAACAAAGTTAAAATGGGACAAGCACAAACGCAATTTGATATTCAAAAGCTAGAAAGAGAAGCGGCAATAAAGAAAGAGCTTATGTTACATGAGTTTCAACTTAATGTAAAGCTTAAAGAAATGGATTTACAAGTGATTAATGATAAAGACAAGTATCGTGAAGATAGAAAAGATGAAAGAACAAAAATTCAAGCTTCACAACAGTCTGAATTAATTGAGCAAAGAAAAAATAATACTCCTCCAAAAAACTTTGAATCTACAATGGGATTTGATAATTTAGGTGGATTTGGATTAGAACAATTTGATCCTAAATAATAAATAAATTAAAAATTATGAGCAAAGTACCTAGAAATGATTGGACTGGAAGTATAAACGGTTCAACTTATACAACAGCAAGTTCAAATGCTATTACACCTGATTCAGGTAATGTATTTGTAGCTATAACAATGTTAACCGACTCTGTATTTGATAGCGCAAGCGGATTAGTTGCAGAAAGCGCAACAACATATATTAATACAGAAGGCATTGGAGCTGGATCAAACGGAATAGTCGTTGATAGTGTTACGTTTCCTAAAGGAGTTACAATTTACGGTCGTTGGACTGAAATTGATGTAAGCTCCGGAACTATTGTAGCCTATCAAGGATCATAAGGTTTATTATTCTTACCTTTATTAAAAGAGTAAATAATTATATTATATTATGTCAGAAGAAATAAAAGCAAAAGTTGTAGAAGATGAAAATCCATCTACAGCTGAAAAAGAAACTAAAGCCCTAAAAAAAATGGGATTAGATACTGGTACTGAAACAATTACCAAAGTAGATTTAAGACAACCTAAACAAGAAGAAGATGCCATTCAAGAGCAAAGCACAGATGAGGTTTCTGTACGCGACGAATCCAGCGCTAGCGAAGAAGTTCAAAAAGAAAACGAAACGCAGCCTGAAGAGTCTACCGAACAAAGTCAAAAAGAAGAAGAAAAGGAAATAGTAGAAGAGCTTGTTCAGGAAAATAATGTATTAAATACAGAACCTGAAATAAATAAACCTTTGGATCAAAACACTGAAATACCAGAAGGTGTTAATGATTTAATTAAGTTTATGCAAGATACAGGCGGTACTTTAGAAGATTATGTGAAACTTAATAAAGATTATTCAAAATTTGAAAACAACGATTTAGTCAAAGAATATTATAGCACAACTAAATCACATTTAAATTCTGAAGAAATTGATTTTTTAATTAAAGATAAGTTTTCTTACGATGAAGAAATTGACGATGCTACAAACGTAAAAAGAAAACAATTAGCTTATAAAGAAGAAATAGCTAAAGCTAAAAACTTTTTAGAAGATCAAAAAAACAAATACTATAAAGAAGTTAAAATGTCTGATAATTTAAATAAAGATCAACAAAAGGCAATAGACTTTTTTAATAGATACAATAATGAGCAAAAAGAAAATGCTCAGATACAAGAAAAAGTGCGTAACGGCTTTAAATTAAAAACGGATGAAGTTTTCAATCAAGAATTCAAAGGTTTTGATTTTAATATTGATAACAAAAAATTCCAATTTAAAGTTAAAGATGTAGATAAAGTAAAAAATAATCAAATGGACATTATGAACGTAGTAGGTAGTTACCTTAGCGATGAAGATGGACTAAAAGATGGATACGGTTATCATAAAGCATTATTCGCTGCGCAAAACGCTGATAGTATAGCGAATCACTTTTATCAACTTGGGAAAACAGAAGCTGTTAAGGAAATTTCGGCAGAATCCAAAAATATAAACATGGATCCGAGACAAACTAGTTCAGGTGTTGTTGAATCAGGTGGAATTAAAGTGAGAGCAATATCAGGAGACGATAGCTCAAAGCTACGTATTAAATTAAAAAAATAATTAATAATTAAAATTTAAATATAAAATGGCAGCAATAACTCCATCAGCTGGAAGCTCGTTGAACTCAACGCCAGCACCAGCTAAACAGACATTATCGTCAAACTACCTATCATTTACAGGTGGTTCAAACGATTGGTCTCAGCAGTATTTACCAGACTTATATGAGCAAGAAGTAGAAGTATTTGGAAACAGATCTATAGCTTCTTTCTTAAGAATGGTGAGCGCTGAAATGCCTATGACTTCTGATCAAGTTGTTTGGTCTGAGCAAGGTAGACTACACTTACACTACAAAGGTGCAGCAGTAGCTAACACCGGTGTAATTACAATTGCATCTTCAGGAACTCACGCAGTAAGAGTTGGACAAACTATCGTGCTTAGCGATAACCAAACTTCTCCTACAGTAATTAAAGCGTATGTTTCTGCAGTAGCAGCTGACAACACAACATTAACTGCAATTCCTTATTCAGGAGGTGCAACTGTTGGTGCTGTATCTGGTTTCGTAACAACAGATGACGACGGAACAGCAACGTGTGACTTATTCGTATTTGGTTCTGAATTTAAGAAAGGAACTTCAGGAATTAGCAACGCGGTACAACCATCTTTTGCTTCTTTAA